ATACCGTAAGGCTCAGGAGGAAATGAATGAACTTCACAAAGCTCTTATCGAGCGAGACAGGGCAGGAATTATTGATGGACTTGGTGACGTTCTTGTATGTCTTATTAATGTTGCTGCTCTTGAAAACGTCGATCTAACTCATTGTTTAGCGTCTGCCTATAACGAAATTAAAGATCGTAAAGGGCATATGAATGATAAAGGCATCTTCGTTAAGGAATCTCAATTACCTGACCTCTAAAGTAGACAAAACCTTCGGAGATGACTTCACATAGTTCAGGAGGCATCAACTTACCGTTATAAAATGTTAATACAGCTAGTCCACTTCTCCAGTTGACAGGAGAATCTTCCACGTAAAAAAACGCAGGATCATCTATGTTAGCCATAGTGCCTGTATCTACACCGTATCTAGTACCATTGTAATCGGTGAATGGAGTCACTTTTAGACTGTGAAGATGCCCTGTGACAATTGATGTACCTGATTTAAGAGTGTTGTTATAAACAGCATGAATTCCGTTATGCCAGCGATGCTTAATCATCGTATGATCGTTTACCATAATGCTTGTGGAGAACTTCCAACGTGGGAAATGGTCAGTTAGATTAAATCCTTTAACTCCTTCAAACGCTGTACCTACTTGAGCCGCGAGCCTAGTATTCATGCGTAAATCGTGATTTCCCCAAGTCCAATGCAATTTAGCATTTTTAGCAACAGCTTCAATCTCACTTAATCGTTCCTGACAAGCATCTAATTCTTGTTTAACTGTTGGTGTTTGTTGCCAGCCTATCGGACTGTGAGAGCTTGCCGAACTGCCATCAAAAACGTCTCCGTTCATTATTAGCATCTTAGGGGATAACTCTTTTGCCAAATGAACAAAAGCCCTATGAGCCGTTGATATAATATCTGGATAGTAATGGCAGTCTGAACCAACCATAATCACACCATTATCTAATTTAACATTTACTCTGACTCCATTATTAGGAATCGTTACGTTAAAATCTGGACTTCTAGGATTAACACCTGCAAGTATTTCACCAGTTTTTTTCTCCATGTTCCTACGTCTGTAATTAACTGCTCTAACAGTTAATCCAGTAGCTTTACTAACTTCACTTACACTACCTAATTTTTTCCAAAACTCAATAAAATCATCATCTGATAATTTAATGGTCATTAGTTCACCTTACGTATGAATTCACCACACCAGTCAGTACGCTCAGTTACAGGATAGCAACTCTCGTAATTGCCTTCAATTTCAACTAATGTGGGTGGATAACGGTAGCAGTAACCTAGATCGTCTTTAGGTTCGCAAGAATAGAAAGCACAGCTAATACAAGCTGGCATACAATCGGCAGGTATTTTGACTTTAGGCATTTGATCTATATATCATATACTTATTGCAATAACATTACAAATTACATTAGATACATAGCTCTTTCATCTTTTCTACGATTTTCTAAACCTTTAAGTAGCTTACCTGCTGCTTTAGAATACTTTAGGAACTCATCAGCAGCATCGTCAAACTCACCTCGATTATGCTTCTGACGTAGAGTAGACCTTTGAAGTGTCCCTAGTCCTACATTAAATGCGAAAGAGACCAGAGCGTCAAACCTCCCTTGAGTAATCCCATTAGGGCAATAACGTAATACGCCTCGTTCAAAACGCTGCAAATCAGCCGCAAGAATTGCATTTACTTCATCCATTGTAAAAGTTCTGTTCCAGCCAATAGGACAAGGTAGGTACTTTCTATCATCTACCGACAATTTCGTATGGTTAGGATCAATTACGTGTCCTACGCCAATCGACCAAAGAAATGCAGGGCATTGGTAAGGCTTTAACCTTACCCCTTCGTGGTGCATTATGGCTTTAAGTGCATTATCGCTTACCTTCATTTTTTGCTAAATGCCTGAGTTCCGAACCAGAACGCTATAACAGATGCCCAAATCAACTGAGTATCAGAATCCCACACTTCATCAATCATCAGCTTAAACGGTACGTTCTGAGTCCATGCATACCAGACTCCAGCTATATCAATGCCGACTAACAAGAAGAATAGACCATAAGTGATCGTAGGACGCACCATAGCGCGAGCATTAATCACCCATTGACTAGCACCCTTACCAATCTCTATATCATGGTTGTACAATGCTTTACGCTCGTCTGCTGCTGTCTGTATCTGAATCTGCTCAGTATGTATTTCTTCAATATGCTCTTGAGCCTGAAAACCTGCTTTCTGCATCTCTAACTGCATCTGCATTTGAACCTGAGCCATTGCTAACTCATGTTTCTTATCAGACTTATCCTGAAAGAAATTAAGCAGACTAGGAAGTCCACCCGATAAGAACGACATAAATGTTGACAATAAAGTAAGCATTATTCTTCACCTCTGAGTTCTTTAAGAATTTGTAGTCGTAGTTCTTTCATCTTGCGAGTTTCCTCAGCAGCTTGGTACATAGCATTGTTCATATCCATGTAAGCAATGCCCATTATTGGTAAAACAATAACTAGCACAATGCACAGAATAAGGACTGTGATGAGTAAAGACCACGGTATGTGTGACTCGTTCTTATCAATATCATCAGCCATAGGAACCACAATATTATGAAAGCTATTGCCACGATTGACATTAACTGCTCTTTGATCTTTCTTTTTATATTTGCCAGCCGCCATTGAGCAACTTGTTTCTTGTATAGTTCATGACGTTGAATCTCTGCTCTTTCTGCTTTAATCTTGTCACGCATTACTTCAAATTCTGACCAAATAGCACCCAACTGAGGAGGAGCAGAATACACGAGCATTTCACGTAATTCAGTTTCTAACCTTTGCATTTCTTTCTGAGCTAAAACACGATTAAATGCCTCTTGATTTAACGATAGCTCAGGATCCCGTACTTTCTTTGTCTTTAGTTCTTCTTCGTGTACGTGTTTTTCAAGTTGCTCATGTGCTTTAAAGAAATTACCTAGATGACTGCTAATATCTTGTACAACATCTTTAGCCTTACCATACGCATCAACTAACTCCATACCATCTGCTTTAGCTGATTGATACAATTCACATCCTTGCTTTATAGCACTTGCAGCCAACTTTGCAGCAGCAATAATCGTTAGTGGATCCACATTACTTAGGCAATTGACCGTTACCAGCCATCCACAACAATATACCTAGAGCACCAGCACCTACTATCCAGAATATCTTCTTTACAACAGAACGACCTACTTCTTCATAAATACGCTTAAATGCTACCTCAGCAGCACGTTCAGCTATAGCGTCAATCTGCTCATCAGTTAACTGTATTTTTTCCATAGATCACTCGTAAAGAATATTGACTGTGCCATCGTCAAATGTTTGAGTACCATCAATATAAAATTGTAACTTAGTTAAAGTTGCGCCGAGAGATTTATAACCACCGCTACCTCGTGTACCTGTACCAGCAGAATTTCCTAGATAGCCTGACTCAACCCACACATTCCCATCAATATTAACTAGAGTAATAATTCCAGCATGGAGAGTAGCAGCAGCATTTGAATTTACTATTTTAAATCCTGTTGAGAACGCTTCTGTTGCTCCTGTAGCACTTGTTACAGTACCAATATAATTAGTTGTTTCATATCCGCTAGCCGTACCTAGCTGGATCAATATATCCCCAGTTGATGAACCAGATAAGCTAGCAATTGCTATCGTAATTCGTTTTACCCATGATGGAATAGCAGTAAACTCAAACGATGTACCAGATGCACTTTTAGCAGTCTGAGGAATCAAACCTGATCCGAATGATGGAGCAGCATCACCATTTGATAGTAATACCTGACCTGCCGAACCGTAGCTAGTAGCACCTGAACCAAAAGAAAAACCACCTTTAGGAGTTATCTTTAAACGTTGAGTTAATGTATTAGCTGTAGAACCTGTAGAACCTACGTCAGCCGTCTTAATAACAATACTTCCAGAGCCACCAGTACCAGTACCGTTACCTGCATTAATCTCAAAGTCAGCACCAGTTATATTAGACCCTGCACCACTAGGAGCACGTAATATATTGCCTGTCACAGAAGTAGTAGCTTCACCAGTTCCAATGATTACAACACCAGCAGAGTTCAATCGTAGACGATCTATTCCGTTAGTAACTAAAGCCAACGTATCAGCAGCAGGACGATAGACACCTGTATTCGTGTCACCACTCCACGACAATGGAGGAGCTGAAGGAGTAGTAGCAGCAGCATCTAAAAACAGCACAGAACCGCTAGTCTGAGTAACTGAACCACTTAGTATCGTAGAACTTGTAGTATTACCAATGTTATTAGTGCCGTTCATTGTTACTGTACTGCTCATCACAACAGCAGCAGAGAATGTTGTGCCAGAGGAGAATACTGCACCACCAGACGAAGTAAACGCACCACCAACTACCAGACCGTCACTATCAGCACCAGTCTGCATATCCTTAATCTGAGCCATTACTTCACGGATAGCATTGTTGATACCACTAGGAGCACAACCCTCAGCAATGTTAATGCCAGCAATATCAGTATTACTAGCCGCTGTTGTACTCCATTCGCTAACTTTATTCTTTGCCATGATTATTGTCCTTTAATACGACCAGCCTGATACATCAGGTTATATGCTCTAGGATCAAATGCTAATGGAACAGCGTTAGATGCTGTATCTAACCCTCTACCAAGCAATCCTAACCCATATGCACTTTCACCAACAGCTCTAGGTGATGAGGCAAACAATGAACCAGCAGCAGCAGGAATTCCACCTAGAGAAAAAGCTCCTAAACTTTGTGGTATAGCTGTTGCTCTTTGCAATCCTCTAGGAGTTATTTGACTTAATGCCTGACCAGCAAGAGCAGGAAATATATCTTGTCCACCTTGTTGAACCAATTGCTGTGCTAAATTACTTCTTTGACCATAATTAGTATTCACGTTGTTACGCATCAACGACTGTAATTTTCGAATACCAGTATCAGCAGATGCCTTATTACCAAGAGATAATGAACGCTCAATTTCTTTAATTAAGTCAGATGACTCAGAGTATTGCTTCATTACATTTGCATACGTTGGAGCTTGCTTCGTAATTTCTGATTTAATAGATTTATAAATCTCACCAACAGCAGCTCTAGCAGTTTTTTGCTCGTATGGAATACCTTCAAGAACATCACCTACACGCTTTTTAAGTGCGTCTAAGCCTTCTGGAGTGTGATATTCAGCAGGGTTTTGAGCTTTCCAATCATTTACTATATTTTTTACTTGGTCTAATTCAGAAGCAGCACGTTCATTAACTATTTTGCCCTTATAAGTTGTCTTATTTGTAGCATTATTCATTGATTTATCAATTCCAGCAAAATCAAGAATTGATTTATCATTTTTAATATTAACCATTCCAGAACGATATTCAGCTTGTTTAGCTGTATTCATATCTGAAAGGTTTTGTTTAGCCATATCAAGCACTTCAGTTACTGGTGCTCTACCGCTTATATTTTCACGAAACTGTTGAGATGTATTTCCGCCTTCTCTACCAGCCCTATATGCTTGTTTAAGAGACTCTGAGCCAGCACCAGTAGTTAATCCTAATGCCTCACCAGCTAATTTAGCACCACCTTTAGCAGTTGCCGTAGTAGCCTTTGCAGCCAATGAAAGAGGATCAACGAAAGACGCAGCAACGCCAAGTTTAGGAGCTACTGTAGAGCCACCAGTAAGGATAGTAGATACATCAGCCATAAATCCAGCAGGATCGTTAGCTATTGTTCTTTTTGCATTTTCTACACCACCATAACGCTGAACGTAAAACTGACCTAACCTATTAGCTGCATCAATAGAAGATTGATCTCTACCAATAGCATTAACAATACTATCAGGCAGAATGTTTTGTAATCCACCTGCTGCAACATCTAAAACAGCTTTACCAGTTTGAATAGGATTAGTTACTGCTTCATATATCCCACCCAACATATTAGACATTGATGCAGGGAAATTACCTACAGCCTGTCTTGCTACATCACTAGCACTCATACTTTGAGGCTGAGACATTTTTTGAATAGCAGCAACTATTTCAGCATCACTCATTGATGCAGGAAATTTAATTTGTCCTATATTAGGAACATCAATAATCTGGTCTGCCATTATTCAATCCTTCCTGTTGCTGGATTGTATGTACGAACTCTAGGCTGAGTAGATTGTTGTCCACTTGGTATATCTAACTTGTAATACTTTGAGTATTTTTTACCTATAGGATCACTATTCATTATTTCAAAGTTTTGTTGATGAGACTGAACTTTAAAACGAGCAACTTTGTCCAATGAATCTAACAACGCTTGAACTTCACCAGATGTAAATGTACTTAAATTACCACCAGCAGCTCTAGCAATCAAAGTACGCTCATTCTCAGTAATTGCTCCTTGACCCTTCATAGCCTCAGCAGCAGTCAACTCTAACGAAGCCAAACCTTGCATAGCTACAGCAGTACGTTGTAACTTTTCTTTAGTATCCTTACCACTAACGCCTAATGCTGTGGCTATCTGGTCAACGGCTTTAGGAGCACTAGATAATACGCCTTCATATACACCAGCACTAATAATAGGCTTTAGACGTTCAATTGTTTTGATAGTATTAACAGCAGATTTAGCTTGAGCAAATGATGCACGAGTATCTTCTACAACGCCCTTAGCAAACTCTTTCTCCATTTCTTTACTACCAATATCAATATTAGTAGTTATATTTTGACCTTTACCAACTCCAAGTCTTTCAGCTTCTTTGCCAAGATTCATTCTTTGTTGCTCAGTTAATTTACTTAAATCAGCAGTTCCAAATAACCTCATTGCTAAATTACCGTAATCACCTGTAAATGATTCTGGCTTTAATTCTTTAGCTGGAAGTGTTCCCTCAATTGGGCTAATCTTTCCAGTTGCATCTACTTGATATTTTTGACCTGCACCTGTAGGTAATTGATATTGCATGACTTCATCAGGAGTCATTATTCTTGCTTGTGGCTTATTCTTAGTAGATGAATAAAGAACGTCACCAGTAGGACTTACTAATGTCCCACCTTCGCTAACAACAGTAGGTTTCTTAGCAGCAGCCTCACGTTCCGCAACAATACGGAATGCACCAGCAGGGTTAGTATCAAACTCATCAGCCAAGTCAGGATATTTATTCTTCATAGCCTGTACACCAGCCTGTTGACGCTGTTGCATAGCTAATTGTTGTTGCTGACCATAACTCTGTAATCCCTGCTGATAGCTTTGACCAGCAGCACCATAAGCACCAGCTAGTGCATTAATAATATTTGCAGCAGCAGAACGTCTTGACCCACCTGCACCCATACCTTGAGCCAATGCAGAAGCACCACCTAGTAAGCCAGCAATATTCGATGAACTTTTAAGAGCATTACTTTGATCTTCTCCTAGCAGCCCACTATACGTAGGATTCTCTACGCCAAACACATTAGGAATGTAATCAGAAATTGCCATATTTCACCTATAGCAAAGAAATTGGTTGTGGACGCATAACCTGCTGATTCTGTGGATTCAATAGACTCATGTAATCCATTGGCTGAACCTGTCCACGATGAATCTGACCTGCTGGAGCCATTTGTCTCGGTTTATTCGGTTCAAATGCTTGTTTAGCTAAACTAAATCCAATCTGTGAAGTTACAGGATTAGCATTTATAAATTTATTAGCACTTCCTAAAGACTCCATTACTCCCTGACCAAATCCACGAATAGAAGGATCAAACCCGAATAATGACTCACCACCAGCACCATACCCACCAGCAGTCATGCCAGTAGTCATTGCTGTCGTAAACGGATTAGCTATCGCACCAGCACCAGCAAGTTCTCCGATTCCCATTGCTCCTGCTACTTCTGGTGCAGCAGCTTCCATTATTAAACCTGTGCTAACCGGATCACCCATTATTTGCCTCCTGTCGGCGTAGCAGTCTGCACCGTCTTAGTTCCTTGAGGAGAACTAGAATACAAATTAGCAAACTGACTTAATTTCATTTGTGGCAAGTTCTGCTCGTAGTTAAAACGATTAATGTCTGCCTGTAATTTAGAAGCATCGTAACCCTCACCAGCCTGACCAACTTTTAACAATTGATTAATGTCCATATAATCAGCATTAGCCATAGGAATGCCATACTGAGAAGCAGCAACCTGACGAGCACGTTCAGCCTCAGCCGACTGATAAGCCATTCTATTACCTGCTTCAGCTAGGTTTCTAGCAAATATGTCCTGAGCTAAACCTTCTTGCTGACCCTGAGCATTAGAACCATAACGACCCATAGCAGAAGCATTTGATCTTAACGCTTCAATATTCTTAGTAAAATCTTGTCCAGCCTGACGATTTACACCCTCTAAAGCACCTGCTAGGAATGGATTAACACCTCGTCCTGCGATTGTATCTAGCGTCTCTTGCTGTGCAGCCTTAACGAGTGGAGAGCCTCCTAGAGCACGTTCTTGTGCCATCTGGAGCGATTGCTGAGTAGCTTGAGAAGGAGAGACATACGTCTGCCCTTGGTAATACTGTGGATTGCCACCCTGATATAAGCGTTTAGCTTCTTCTAGCCCATATGTCACATACGGAGCTATACGAGGATCGATACTCGTAGTTGTCGTGCTTTGTTGACCACCGCCGCCGCCACCCATAATTACACCTCACAAATCCATTGTTTAGGACGGAACCCATAATCAGCCGCCCTTTTAGCCCAACCTCGTCTATGACTAGAAAATGTTATGTATTTGACGTTAGCTTCAGCAGCCATACCTTTTATGTATTTTAAGGCATTTTCGACAACATCATAACTATTTTCTAACGAGTAAGCCGCCCATAAGTGCATTGTTTCACCCTGTGGCTGTATTACAAAGAATCCAGAATAATGGTTGTTCTCTATCAGCACAAATAACAGACTCTTTTGATTGAAACAGTCCGTATATACATCTTCAATAATCCAGTTTTCTGGACTTTTGCTTTTAATCTTCTCTAAACCAGTCTTAACGCTAGACCACCAGTTCCGTAGTTCCTGCGGAGCAATATATTTATACTCCATTAGCCCACCACAATGTAACCAAATGTTTTACCCGCAGTTGTATTCGCAGAATGAGTTAATGTAGCAGCACCTTGAATTCTATTGCTGACATATAAATTAGATAAGTTGCCAGCAGCAGCAGATGACAATGGCATTAACAAAATAATACTTCCGAAACCTATTCGCTCGTCATTAATAGTCGTAGTAGTTGCACCACCAACCGCTAATGTAACTGAGCCAGTATTATTGGTTTTCCCGTCCATAACACCACGGACAACCTCAGCCACAGCACGATTATCACCACCAAACGCAGGTAATGTACGAAACTGAGTCATCGAGTACCCTGCGGAGTAATAGTAATTTCAGTCGATACAGCAGTTTTCCATGATGCGCTAGTAGGACTCATCTTAATCCTGTGATACCGACCAGCAGAACGAAGTGGAACACGACCTTCACTATCTGCCGCTACTGCTGTGCTAAATGTAATGTCACCAGTTAATAACTCTCTACTAGCCACAGCCACCGTTCCAGTACCATTGTCAATTATTGGTCTAGCTAATGTGATAACAGACCTACCAATATCTATATCACCAGATGATATAGAGGCTGACTTAGGCTGACCCGAAAAAGAGATAATCTTTCTTCCAGTAACACCCATCAATAGCAGTATTCCACCAGCCCAAACACGAGAATCTAACGAAATATCCAACGTATCTAAGTTGTTATTATAGTTATCTATCTGCTCAAGTGTGGCACTAGGTGTCAGTCCAAATGAAACAGACACAGCAGTAGTCTCAGCATAGCTCCATCGACCTAAATCAATGGAATACAGCAGCAAATAACGACCACCAAACGTATTTTTAAAGTCCCATACAATCAATTTACGTACCGGATCAACCGTAGCACTCATTGAAGTACGTATTTCACTAGGTATAGCGTTATCAAAGAACCATCTGTTTATTTTTTCAGCACCAATACTCTTGGTTGTCTGCCCATCACAAGCATAGAAGCCATCATCCGATAGAAAGTAAGTAATACCACCAAACTGAGCTATAGAGCCATTCGTAGAGCAGCCTAAAGTACGTGAAATAGCATCAAACTGGAAGAAAAACGGAGAGCCAACGTAACTCATCCGGTAAATAGCTCGTTCCATAAAGATCAAGCCATACTCACCACCGACTAAACCTGTAATGTCTCCACCGTCAGGAAGAATCTGGTCATCTGATTGACTAGATGCAGCAGGAGTCCAGTTAGTCTCATTATTAATATCAGACCAGTAAACCTTATTGCTATTACTCCCATCATCAGCAGCCACAACAAAATCACGCACTACTGTTACGTACTTAGCAACAGGAGCAGTAGCAGCCAAATCAGCAAACGATGAACCACCAGCTAAATTATAGGCTTGCAATCTATTTACACCATTGGCAATAATAACTTTAGAGCCAAACTGAGTCATATCCCATGATTCACCAGCCGTATACGTAGTGCTTACAGAACTTAACGTAGTATCGCTAGAATTAAACTTGAATACCTGAGTAGCACCAGCAGCAAATAAAGTCGTAGCACCGTCATACTTGCCAGCAAAGGTAAGTAACAAGTCCTGAGTTGCATCAGCAGAATAATTAGTTTCCTGCCTAAATGGAGCATAGCCATTCGTCACAGGATAGCAATTGATAGCATCCGTAACTGCACCAGTAACGCTAGGTTGGTCTGGTAGCCATTCTCCAAATATAATCTTTTGCATTATTAATTATTACCCCAAGGCATACCAGTTTGTTTAACTTCGCTCTTACGCAACTTATAAGCAGCAAGTTCAGCATCAGCCGATTCTTGAGATTGATCGCCAACCAATTTTTTAACCCATGCTATAACTTCAGTCTCGGTCAAATCGGCGTAATCAATTGGATCGCTTTTAGGAGCAGGTAACGCAGTAAAGTAATTGTGCGTAAATCTATCAACACCATCTGACGCTGTGATGGTGAATGCCACAGTTTGCACAATGCCAGAACCATCACGTACCATGTCAATAATTTTGTAGTCGTATGTATTCATTTTAGTTAATCACAATAAAGTTGACTCTTGTTTCTGCTGTTGGTGCAGCACTTGGATAAAGAGTAAATGAACCAGCCGCCGCAACAGCTTGGACGGATTTCATGGTTGTATCGTTTGTTCCTACCGTACAAATAATAATACTGCTTGTCGTTACTAAGTTATTTGTTACTACTAAAGATGTGGCTGCCGCAGCAAAGTTTACTGTACCAGCATTTTTATCAATTGTTCTTGCCCCTGTTGTTCCAGTAGCCGTAACTGTCTTATTAAACTGCATATCGCCGCCAAAATAATTGGCAGCAGTACCGTTCATGTATAAGTTATAGCGCGTACTAACTGTAACTGATCCAGTTAAAACAGTAACAGCCGCAAATGTTTGGCTAGTAGTAGTCGTAAAGGTGAATGAACCTGACGCAGCACCAGCAACTGTCTTGCCTGAACCTTGTACGTTAAGCGTAACCGTACCTGTACCTGTACCCGCACCAGTAGCAGTAAACGAAACTCCCACAGTATTTGAAGCAGCACCAATTGCGGTAAAGTCAGTTGATCCTACAGTCAAAATAGTACAAGTAACTCCAGACACTAAAGCAGTAGCATTTGCTGTAGCCGTGATAGTTACCGTCTGTCCGTTGGTGTAAGTGATTGCGTTATGGTTTACTGTTACTGTTGTACCGCTACTAGAAATGCTGCTGATTGTGCCTGTAGTAGTAATGCCTGAAGTAGGGGCGGCTATGTTTCCATAAAATCCGTAGTTATTTGTTGCTCCAGTTAAAGAAGCATTTGCAAGTAAACCATACTGGTTAGTAACTGCATTACCAACACCAATAGTTATTTGGTTAGCTGAGTAATGCGTCATACTTGTAAGATTAAAAGCTGCTGCCACAGTTGATAACTGTGTTCTAAATCCTGTACCGCTAGCTGTTACATCAGATTGAATTGTTGGACTAACGTCAATAGCAATAGATGTAGTCGCACCTGTAAGATTTTTATTAACACGTAAACTGTAACCAGTTAATGAAAAAGTGCCAATTCCTAACGCTCCTGCCATATAGTTATCGGCAGTCCCTTGCATTATTAAATTATATCTACCAGTACCTGCGGCTATATTCCCATAAAATCCATAGTTATTAGTTGCTCCTGTTAAAGAACTATCTATAGCAAAACCATATTGCGATCCTACTGATCCTCCAGCAGTAACATTTTGGAAAGTAGAAACACCTCCAGTAGTGTAGTGCGTTATTTGACCAAGAGCAAAATTTGTACTTTGGGTGTTTGCATAAGAAGCAAAATAAAACGCAGCAGTAGTTACATCCGATTGAACAGCTCCGGCATTTATTTGTGCATATGACCCTACTGCACCAGTAATATTCTTACTGACAGTTAAATTTCTACCTGCTGATGGAGTCGCACCAATACCAACTTGACCAGCACTATCAATACGCATCCGTTCATCAGGAGAACTAGAACCACTAGCAGTAGTCTTAAATATTAATCTAGTAGGCATACTATTAGTGCTAGGAGTTGCATCTACTAATGCTTCGATTGATGCACCATGAATAGGAGCAGTACCATCAGTTCCATAAAATCTATATCTTCCTAGACTTTGACCTGACGCTACAGCCGTATTACTCCCAAAAGTAGTACCACCACCAACTATAGATGAAATAATAGGAGCTGCTGAGTTATATCCGTATATAGTTGTCCCAAATGCGCCCGCAGACGTTGAGTCAATTCCAAGTCTAGGAGCAGTTATTCCAGACCAATCAGTTAAATACCCATTTTTTATCTTGCCTGAAGCATCTATCATAAATGGTGTACTGTCAGGATTAGCACTATCCTCAATTAATAATGCACCACCGCTACCAACCTGTGTAATACGTAAAGCATCAGTTGAGTTATTAACTGAGATTACTGAGTTAGGAGCGTTAAATGTATCTCCATCAATATAAAGTGCTTTCGATGATGGGTACGTACAAAATACGTTTACTGTGCCTGAAAATGTTACAACAGAGCCAGAATTACTAGACGAAAGAATTGTAGTTCTGGATAACGTAGATGAACTATACGTTCCTAAACCTACTTCCCAATTACCAGAGGAATCAAAAGCAGAATAATAGGTAGTATTTCCATTCCCAATAGCAGAGAAAGACTGGAATCCAGTAATAGCACCAGCAAGCGTAAAGCTACCTGTTGTATATGAAGTGCTTGTCTCTTGAACTTTATCTTTTAAGATTAATGCCATTTTTTGTCATCCAATTTGATTATCCACGATCAATAATTATCCATGTACTGACTTCTTGGTTAACATTAATCCATTCTTCACCAATTATCTTGCCATTACATATTACTGTTGCTTCTGCATTAATGACTGCCGATACAGCAGTAATTTTCCCCAATGAGGCAAATGGACATTCAGCAAAAGCATTTAAGCCAAACATTGTCTATACCTATGCAAGAGTTACGCTAAGATTATTACTATTGATTCTAAAAGTATCACCAGCAGTAATAGTCTTAGATACATCTAATGGAGTGTAATACAGCATATTCCCTGCCGTAAGTGCATCACGTATTGCAACCCATCCAACTGTTCCCCACGCTGAATTAGCAATAGGAAACTCAATAAGTGCGCTATTGGTTGATACTCCATTACTAGGAGCACCAAACGTAATAATCTTACGAGCGTATCCTACTCCAGACACTTCAGTACCTGTATCTGCGTCAGTAGGATTAGATGTATATAACGCTAAATAAACAGTAGTTGGAGCAGTATAGGTAATTCCTCGAATAGTGCCATTGACTAAAGCATTTTCTAAATAATTTGACATTTCAGACATAATTACCTTACCGACATAGACATAGGCTGACCACCATACTCACTACTTTGGTCAGATACATTGATTGTGGATATAGCACGATCATACAAAGCACCCCAAACTTGAAGCCTTGCATCGTTCATTAAGTAGGGTTCAGCTTCACCTAATGACGCATAAAGCAAAGCATCAGGATAGTTAGCTAAGAATATGTTTGAAGTATTGGTACTGCTTAAAGCAGTTGGTTTAACGTAGTATAACATCTGCACACTATACGAAGAATCAGGTATAGGAGCGAACTGAATCTCTGACGAAAGTATCGTGTAATTTAAAGGATTACCTGAATCAGTAGACCTAGACGTAGCAAAGAATGAATTAGGAGACAGATACGTTAATGACCGCACAGGATTAGTCCTAATATGTACGTCACGCATCTCTAGGAAGTCAGCAGGAAGCCCTAACGTCTCTGTACCTGCCACAGTATCAGCACGAGCTACAACGAGCATCTTGCGAGTTCTAAGCTCCCTAGCAAGCCTAGTTTCAGCCAGAGCAATGAAGTCCGGTATCTGGTCTGTTAGGTCACTACGAGCTAGATAGTTTGCTATCGTAGTCTTTAAGTCTGTATAGCTCGTAAATGCCATCGTTATTTCCCTGAGTTATGTCGCTCCACAGCATCATCTTCTACATCTTCCCATCGATACTCATACGTACCAATGTGTCCAATGTGCTTAGATAGACTGTGATCTACATACGTCTGAAAGCCATTATCTAAAGCCTTGACGCAAAAATGTACATCTTCACCAATGATTCCCTTACTACCCCAACCAACGTCATACCACGGCTTTGGTATGGCATTAAATACATCTTTGTGGATCATTACAACACCACCACCAACTGCTGTACAAGGCTCAATACCCTCTTTATCTCTAGAGTCTATTTTATGCCAAGCGTGATTGATAATATTACCTTCTTCATCTTTTTCTATCTGAAGATTCAATGCTGTTGGTAACGTAGGCATACGTCTAGTAACCGCATTAACACCGACAATAGGTACATCCCTGCTCAACAATATCTCTATCGTATCGCTAGGAAAACGCATATCAGAATCAATAAACAGAATGTAGTCACAACCTTCGCTTAACGCAGCATCAACCAGCTTTTCTCTCTGGTCAAATATCAACGTACCAGCCATTGTGTATAACTTTAGACTGTTCTCACCATCCCCACACCGAAACTTAGAATCTCGTCCTACCATCTTCGCTAAATCAAATGCAAAGCCAGTATGAACCTCGTCTCTAGCTGGAACGCATACACCAACTGTTATACCCATTAGATATTACCCCTATAGACTTTCCATTGTGCATTATCGGAATCATTGAGCCATCGAGCAAAAGCTACATCATCAATGATATTGAACCCTTTCATAACTCCCTTTTTGTTCAAGTCATCAATGACCGTAAAAGGTATTCGAGCTACATGGTGCAATTCTTTAAGATTTCCTAGCCTTGCCTTGTCTGCCTCTCTGATATGGTTGTTACTCTCTAATATCTCAGTAACATCCTGTTTAGTCTCGATGATAATGCCGCCATCACCGTCCGCATGAACAACCTGTTGTCTATAGTCCATAAGTCCTCGTAAATGCCCCCAATCCGAAGATCAGGGGCAGTTTTATTACAATGCCATATTAAAGTCAGCTACGATACCGTGAGCAGCTTCGTTCTTAACTTCCAAAGTGCACTCAACTAACACTTGTGTCTTATCACTATCACCAGCTTTTGCAAGTTCGTTAGTTTGGAATGGACGTAGATAAGCAATTGCAGCGTACTCAGGATCAAGTACCAAAGCATCACGTGTTCGCATAAACCTGTTCGGAACCACGCTCATTGAACCAAAGTCCGACAAATAAACGTCAGCAGCACCGACAATGGTAGCTTGCGAACTACCGTTACCACCATTGACGTTATAACGATAAGCTGACAGACCTGTGAAAGTAGATACTTTCTGCTTACCCAATGCACCAACCATCAGAATTTTAGGTACGCCACCAGATACAAATACCTCTGAAACCAATGATTTCAGCAAAACCTCAGTAAATGTACGTACTGTGCCATCAGTACGAGTAGATACACCAATTGTAGTAGGATCACCGCCACCACTACCAAAATCAGTATTAGTCTTGATCCAAGATAGCAACGAACCCATCTTACGAGCAGTAGAGTTAGTTGTACCAGCCGAACGACCTTGGTTAGCCAACAGAATAGTCTCTAAGTCACGTTTCATTTCCTTTGATGCCTTAGCCAATTGATAAGCCTTCTCAGACTTACGACCAGCTTTGTTTACGGCATCCAGAGTTCCAGAGACCTTGATAGTCTTTTGCAGAATCTGAGTATAGTTACCCAAACGAACAGTAGGTGACAAAGTAGCGTCAGATGCGTCAGCACCCTCAACAGCAGCGTTATTTGTGGTAGCGGCTGCGAGAGAGTCTGTCTGCCACTCGTGGTAAACAGCCGTTGCCTTAGTCTTGCCAATAGAACTCATAAACGGAGTTTCTGTAGGCGTAATATCATAAATAATATCTGTCAAATCTTCACGCTGACCAACAGCGTCATAAGCATTATAAATAGCCATGATTTAATTCCTTATAAAAATCGTTCAAATACACTAGCTGCATCACGGACACTTCCACTAGACTTAGCTTGTGCTTTTAATTTCCTTATTTCTTCAGCATTACTATCTCTAGGCTTGCTTACACCAGACTTAATTGCTTTAGGAGCCTCGTTCACCTTCTTAGTGATAGCTGGCTTACTAGCAACTAACTTGTCGTATTGCATAGCCTTATACAGAGTTAGTACCGCTCGGCTGTCATAAACAGCACCTAATTCACTATCTGAGAATCCTAATTGCTTACCAAAAGCTCGTATATCATTTCTGATAGCCTCACCCTTAGCAGGATCAGTAAATTCAGGAATAGCACTAGACAATTTTTGCATTTCCTCAGCCACTAAGTGCTGCATCTGCATTTGTCTATCTTGCTCCTGTTGCTGATTGATTCGTGATCTCTCAGCCTGTACAGCAGCTAGTTGCTTATCTCTCTGAACAATCTCAGCTACCTTTACAGAGTATCCAATAGGATCAGTCTCTTTCAAGTAATCAAGATTTTCTTCTTGTTGCGGCTGTAGCATCTGCTCAATCATCTCAAGTCTCTGCGCGTACGTATCACGCATCTGCTTAGCTTCTTGAACAGCCTGACGTTCGGCATCTACTGCCTTGCGTTCTTCTGCTACTGCTTGCGATTTCTTGGTGTAATCTGTGCCAAGTTGATAAGACTTGATAAGCTCATTAAGCGTTACCTCACGTTCTTCACCAGCCGCTTTGACTCGGTACGTGGGTTGCTCTTGCTCATCACTATCTTCATCTTGTTCTACCTCAGACTCATCGTCTGATTCGGCATCGCTTTCGTTAGCTTCTGGCTCGTGGTCTGGTTGTTCCTTATCGGAGCCATCTTCTCGATCCATCATGCTCAAGAAAGCGTTAGCTGCACCTTCTACCGTTAACTCACCACTACCTTCCGGTGTCGTGTTCTGAGTATCGCTCATTTATGTTTCCTTAATTATATCGCCAACCGGACGATTCGGACTACAAAATCTTGAACTTTTTTTCATCAATTAGCTTCTGATCCGCTAACCCTTGAATATGATTATCAATAGACTCTATGACTCTTAGACGTATATACGCTTGCTCACGTATCTCTGCATCACCATAGTCGCTATTTAAAAACTTAGCCAACTCTACCCCTCTAAGTTCTTCCATCATCTCTATGAAGTAATCGTCTCTCAGCAGGTTTAATGCCCATTCCGATTTATTCATGCCATACCTTTAGTCAATGCACCTAGCTCACGTAGAGCCTTTAACGTCAATTCAGTCTGCTTGTTCTTCGTAGCCTCATCAGCCAAGTCCATAGCAAGTACAGCTTGCAATTGCTTAACTGCTAACTCAGCTTCTCTAATGCGAATATCAGCAGAATCACGCTGATTCTTCATCTGCATCTCTATACCTTTACGAGTATATTCAGCCTCTAGCGTCTGCTTCTCAAGTTCAAGTTTTGCCGCATC